GGCGGAAATAAAAACCGCCCGCTTTGCCCCCCCCCCCCGTTTTGTGGGGGAGGACGGCAAGCCGGTGGAGTGGGAAATCCGCTGCATCTCCGCCGATGAGTATGCCAAAATCCGCTCCTCCTGCATCCGGCAGGTCCCCGTGATTGGCAAAAAGGGCCAGTACACCCAGCAGCTTGACACCTATGCTTTCCAGGCCAAGGTGGCGGCGGCGTGCACCGTGTTCCCGGACCTCAAGGACGCCGCCCTCCAGGATAGCTGGGGCGTGACCAAGCCGGAGGACCTGGTGGGCGCTATGCTCATCGGCGGTGAGTTTGATGACTACATCACGGCGGTCTTTGAGACAAACGGCTTTAAGGCTGAGGATGAGCTGGTGGACGAGGCAAAAAACTGATTTTGGACGGTGACCCGGAGGCCAACTTTGCCCATTTCTGTCTGCAAAAGTTTGGCTGGGAACCGTCCAAATTCATGAACTTGCCTGTGAAAGAGCGGGCCTTTGTCATTGCCTCCATCAAGACCCGCATTGAGGCCGAAAAGAAAAAAGAGGCGGAGCTGAAAGCAAAGGCCCGCAAGAAGGGAAAACGGTGACAGTATGGAAGTACGCATTTACGGAACGCCCAAAGAGCTGGCCGCTCTTGTGCAGGGGCTACGGCCAAGAATTGTATCTATGGCGGAGTGGGCTGAGGAAATGGCCCAAAAGTATGATATCTTCAATCAGGCAGATGCTGGAGAGCCGGACAGCAACGCTCCATCTTCTGAATGATTGAGCGAAGCGTCTTTTTCTCACCGGGGCCACCGCTGACACCGGCGGACTTGGCAATTTCCTGCTCTTTCAGCCGTTTTTTGCACTCCCCATAGATATAAATAACTTCAACTTGGGAAAATCCAAAATCCATTGTAATCACCTCCTGCTGAGAGCATACCATATTTTCGGCGGGAGGCGCAAGTGAAGTTATAACATCTTTTGGGCTCTGATACTTGACAACGTGAACCATATTAGCCTAAAATGGTAGTATCACCGCCAAGGAGGTATGCCATTATGGGTGCAAAAAACAGGGTCATTGCTGGTGACTATATGGGGAAACCTGTGACTGGTGTGGCCGGGATTGTACAAATTTGCATTGATTTCAAAACCTTTATATCGTTAAACAAGTTTGAGGTGGACTCCTATGATGTCATTACGGAGGACACCCGCAAGAGCGCCGCCAGCGGCGTGGCCCGTGGGGCTGTTGGCGTTGCTCTACTGGGGCCTGTTGGTATGCTGGCGGGCCTGTCCGCAAAAAATAAAAGCATTGTTACCCTTGCCGTTCGCTTTAAGGACGGGAAAAACAGCTTGCTTGAGGTGGACGAAAAAATGTACAAAAAATTTGTTAAGTCCATGTTTTAGACAAGCTCAGAACTATAGCCGCCCTCCCACAAAGCGGGGAGGGCGGCACTTTTACGCCCGGAGGGAGGTGGAACTGTGGCAACGATTAAATCACAAATGGCACTTAATGATGGCATGAGCATTGTGCTCAAGCACATTATCAAAAATATGCAAACTCTCAACGGCAGTTTTATTGCCATGCAGCAGTCTTGCGATGAGGCTGTGCATATCAAAAATTTTGAGGCCGCCAGTGCATCATTGAGTGAGCAAATTGCGCTTGCGGAGCGGTTGACTAATGGATACGGAGAGGCCACCGAAATGGAGGAACGGCTTAACCAAAATATTCAAACAGGGACAGCAGCAGCTAACGGAATGTTAAGCTCTGTGAAAAAATTAGTGTCAGCGTTTGGCATAGCTACGGGTGTGAAAAAGGCCATAGACCTGTCCGACCAAATGTCCAGCACACGGGCTCGGCTTTCTCTCATTGCGGATGACAGCCAGGCCGCCAGCGTTGCGGACGGAATAATGGAAAAAACTGCCGGGGTACAGAACATGGGCATCAATGTCACTGTGGACGATGGCGGCAGCGTGGAGGCCCTGGAGGCCAAAATCATGGCCTCCGCCCAGCGCTCCCGTGCGGCCTACTTGGACACTGCCAGCGCCATTGCCAGCATGGGGGCCAACGCCGGGGCGGCCTTTTCCGGCAATGATGAACTCATCGCCTTTATGGAACAGGTCAATAAGCAGTTTGTCATCGGCGGGGCCAGCGCACAAGGCCAGAGCGCCGCCATGCTCCAGCTCACCCAGGCTATGGCCGCCGGGGCCCTGCGGGGCGAGGAGCTAAACTCCATTCTGGAGAACGCCCCCGGAATTGCCAGGGCTATTGAGAGCTATATGGGCATCGCTGAGGGCAGCATCAAGCAATACGCACAGGAGGGTGCTGTTACCGCTGAGGTTGTCAAAAACGCCCTTTTTGCGGCGGCGGACGAAACCAACGCCAAATTTGAGAGTATGCCCATGACCTGGGGGCAGATATGGACCTCCATGCAAAACCGGGCGCTCACGGCCCTGGACCCCGTTCTTTCCAAAGTAAACCATTTCGCAAACAGTAAGGCCTTGCAGACTTTCTCTAACGGTGCTATTACTGCTTTCGGGGTGCTGGCCGCCGTGGCTGGAGCTGTCATTGCCCTTTTGATAAACGGGGCCACCTTTATTGCAGATAACTGGAGCTGGATAGCTCCCATTGTTACGGGAGCCGCCGTAGCGATGGGGCTTTACTGGGCCGCTACTGAGGGCGTGACAATCGCTCAAGGGATTGCAGCCGGAGTGGCGGCAGCCTATCATGCGGTGGTGAATTTTCTTTCCATCGGTTTTGGCATCTTGACAGGCAACACAGCGGCGGCCTCCGCTGCGGTGTTTACATTTAATTCCGCTCTGATGGCATGCCCCATCACCTGGATTGTCATAGCTGTCATTGCCCTTATCGCTGTATTCTATGCGGCTGTGGCGGCGGTCAACCATTTTGCGGGGACATCCCTGTCCGCTACCGGGATTATCTGCGGGGCCTTTGCCGTGGCGGGTGCTTTTATCCTCAACCTTATTCTGGGTGTGGTCAATTTCGTTATCAGCATCGGCGTGGAAATTTACAACCTGATTGCCACTTTCGCCAACTTCTTTGCAAACGTGTTCAACGACCCCGTGGGGGCAATCATCAACCTGTTTGCGGGGATGTTTGACTTTATTCTGGGTATCGTTCAGAGCGCTGCATCCCTCATTGATACTGTGCTGGGCACCGATATGTCCGGCGCTGTGGCCGGTTTTCGCAATACTGTGGCCACAAAGGTGGAGGAAATCGTGGGGGAACAGGTTGAAGTGATGCAAAAGCTGGACGCCTCTGATTATCAAATCCAGCGGATTGAATACGGGGACGCCTGGGCCGCCGGTAACAACTTTGGCCGGGGCATTGAGGACACTGTTGGCGGTCTGTTCAGCGGTTTTAGCACTGACCCCAGTAATATGGGAGATGACCTTGGCGGGGGCGGAGCTGGATATGTCCCCTATGATGAACTGAGTAAAGGCGTGGGGGATATTTCCGACAACACCGGCAGCATGGCCAAGTCCTTGGAGGTGAGCGGTGAGGAGCTGGAATACCTGCGGGACATTGCGGAGCGTGACGCCATCAACCGTTTCACCACGGCGGAGGTCAAAATCGACATGACCGGCATGACCAACAAAATTGACGGCGGTGCAGACCTGGATGGCGTCATCCGGGAGCTGACAGACGGCTTTACTGAGGCCCTGGTCACCGCCGCTGAGGGGGTGCACGCATGAGCTATGCCTGTTATCTGGCCGGGGTGCAAATGCCCACCCCGGCCAAGCTGACTGTGAAAATCAAGAACAAAAACAAAACCCTCATCCTACTCAATGAGGGTGAAATCAATTTCCTGCGCACGCCGGGCCTCACGGAGATTGTGGTGCCGTTTGTTTTCCCCATGCTGACCGGCAGGTCCCCGGACTACTACCTGGGGACCTTGGAACGGCTCAAGACCTCCAAGGAGCCCACCCAATTCATCCTTGTGCGGTGCTCCCCGGATGGGCGGACCCTCTACGACACCAACATGAGGGTGAGCGTGGAGGACTACAACATCGTGGAGGACGCCACCAAGGGCCTGGACGTGGCCGTGGATGTCAACCTCAAGCAATGGAGGCCCTACGGGACCAAGACCGCCACTGTGGAACAGCCTGCCGAAAGCGGCCAGGCGGCCACGGTGACGGTGGAAAAAGAGCGGGACGCCAGCACGGCTCCCACCGCCAAGACCTACACGGTCAAGGCCGGTGACAGCCTGTGGGCCATCGCCGCCAAGTATTACGGCAAGGGGGCCGAATACTCAAAGATTGCCAGCGCAAACACGGACAAAATCAGCAATCCCAATTTAATCTATCCGGGGCAGGTGCTCACCATCCCATGACCTATGAGCTGATTATCCAGCACAATGGGACAGTGATGTTTCCCGCCGTGGTGGAGGACGTGACCATAGAGTGGGAGCGCCAGGGACAGCCCGGAAAACTATCCTTTGAGGTAGTAAAGACGGACGGCCTGAGCTTTCAAGAGGGGGACCCCTGCCGTTTTTCCGTGGACGGCTCCCCCATTTTCTATGGCTTTGTCTTTGAGAAATCCCGCAAGGGCAGCAACCCCAAGGTCATCAAGGTCACCGCCTATGACCAGCTCTATTACCTCAAGAATAAGGACACATACGTCTACACCGATAAAACCGCCACGGAGGTCATCCAGATGGTGGCGGATGACTTCCAGCTCAACCTTGGAAGTTTGGAGGGCACCGGCCACAAGATTGCAAGCCGGGTGGAGGACAACCAAACCCTCTTTGACATCATCCAAAACGCCTTGGACGAAACCCTCAAGGCCACCGGCAAGATGTATGTGCTTTTCGATGACGCCGGAAAGCTGACCCTCAAGGCGCTGGGGAGTATGAAACTGGGCATGGTCATTGACGATGAAACCGCCGGTGATTATGATTATAAAAGCTCCATTGCCTCCCAGACCTATGACAAAATCAAGCTGTCCTATGAGAACAAGGACACCGGCAAGCGGGAAATCTACATTGCCCAGGACGGCTCACACATCAACCAGTGGGGCGTCCTGCAATACTATGAAAAAATCGACAGCACCGCCAACGCAAAGGCGATGGCGGACGCCCTGCTGGACCTCTACAACACCAAGACCCGGACGCTCAAGCTCCAGGACGTTTTGGGGGACGTGCGGGTCCGGGCGGGCACGCTGCTGGTGGTGACCCTGGGCCTGGGGGACATCAACCTCTCCAACTACCTCATGGTGGAACAGGTCAAGCACACTTTCAAGGAGAGCGTGCACCTTATGGACTTGAAAATGAGGGGTGGTACATTTGTCGCTTGACATCAATGAGCTGGTCAAGGCGGTCAAGCAGGCCGCCGTGGAGGCCGTGCGGGCGGAGGCTCCTGTGGCCGTGTGCTATGGCACCGTGACCTCCGCCTCCCCGCTCAAAATCCAGGTGGACCAAAAAAAGACCCTGACCGACCCCCAACTCATCCTCACCGACAACGTGCGGGACTTCAATGTGGAGATGTCCACCATTGAGGGCACGGGCAAAAGCCTGGGGCCGCACTACACGGAGGACGAAAGCGGCGGCTCCGGCTATCCGGCCTTTGCGGCCCACAAGCACCGATACCAGGGCCGGAAAAAGTGGCGAGTGCACAACGCCCTCAAGGTAGGGGAAAAGGTCATCCTGCTGCGCTGTGACGGCGGGCAAAAATACATTGTTTTGGACAGATGGGAGGCGAGAGAATAATGGCAACTTTACCCACCACGGGGGATGACCTGGACCTCATCACCTTTGTCATGGGCGAACAGCCCGGATATACCCACAAGCTGGACATTGACCGGCAGCGGGTGAGCGGCATGACGGACAAGCGGGATGCGCTTTATCAGGCCATCTATCTCATTTTGAATACGGAGCGCTACGCCTACCCTATCTATTCCCGCAATTACGGCTCCGAATTTTCGGACCTCATAGGCAAGCCCAAGGACTGTGCCATGAGCGAGATGAAACGCCGCATCACGGAGGCGCTGGAGCAGGATGACCGCATCACCGGCGTGGGCAACTGGAGCTTTGAAACGGGCAGAAAAACGGTCCTGGCCAACTTCACCGTCTACACCATCTATGGTGAGATAGACTTTTCAAAGGAGGTTGAGGTGTAGATGTTTGAATACAACACCTATGAGGTGCTGGTCAAAAGCGCTCTTTCCCGTGTGTCCAATGACATTGACAAACGGGAGGGCTCCATGGTGTTCAACGGCGTGGCTCCCTCCATGGCGGAGCTGGCCCAGCTCTTTATAGGGCTTGACTTCGTTTTTAAGGCCACCTACCTGCTGACCGCCCCCAGGGAATACCTCATCAAGCGGGCCTCTGACCGCAACATGGCCCCCAAGCCCGCCAGCCCCGCCGTGTTCCGGGCGGAGTGTAACATTGAGGTGCCGCTGGGCACCCGTTTCTCCTGCGAGGACATCAACTTTGTGGTGACCGCCCGCATGGAGGAGGCTGACACAGAGGACGCCGTGAGCCATGAGGTGACCTGCGAAAAGGCCGGAGCCCTGGGCAACGGCTACACCGGGCATCTCATCCCCGTGGAGTATGTGAACGGGCTGACCCGTGCGGAGCTGGTGGAGCTGCTGGTGCCCGGTGAGGACGATGAGGAAACAGAGGCTTTCCGCCAAAGGGTGCTGGACAGCTTTCAATCCCAGGCCTTTGGCGGCAACCAGGCGGACTACAAGGAAAAGGTGCTTGCCATGCCCGGCGTGGCCGCCCTCAAGGTCCACCCCGTCTGGAATGAGGGGCTGAGGCCCAGCACCCTCATCCCCGGCGATGAGGTCACAGCCTGGCTGGAGGCCTCTGTGGGGGCCCTGGAGCCCGCTGTGGCGGCCTGGCTGACCGCCGTATATACAGCGGCCAAGGACAAGCTGCTGACCGTTGGAGGCACCGTCAAGCTGGTCCTGCTGGCCGCCAACAACACCGTCCCCACCGACACCCTCATTGATGAGGTGCAGACGGCGGTGGACCCCACGGAAAACGCCGGGGAGGGCCTGGGGCTTGCCCCCATCGGCCATGTGGTCCATGTGACCGGCGTGACCCCGGAGCCCGTCAACGTCACCCTCAACCTGACCTTTGCCCCCGGCTGGAGCTGGGAGGCGGTGCAGAGCTATGTGACGGGCGCTCTGGACGCCTATTTTTCGGAGCTGACCGGGCAATGGTCCAGCTCCGATTTTTTGACCGTGCGCATTTCCCAGATTGAGAGCCGTATTTTGTCCGCCTGCCCCACGATGGTCACGGACATTGGCGGCACGAAAATCAACGGGAAAGAGGAAAACCTGGTGCTGGGCCCGGACAGCATCCCGGTGAGGGGGGCTGTGAGTGGATAGAAAGCTCATCAACTACCTGCCCCCGGTGCTGCGGGATGTTACGGAATTTAAGGCCATCAACGATGCCAACGAGCCGGAAATCTCCCTTGCATGGGACGGCCTTGACCGGGTGATGGCCAATCAATTCCTGGATGACGCCGATGAGCGGGGGGTGTCTGTGTGGGAGCAGGAGCTAAAAATCCACCCCAAGGACACGGACACGCTGGCGGTCCGCAAGGCCCGTGTCAAGGCCCTGTGGAACCGGGAGCTGCCCTATACGGTCCCCTGGCTCAAGAACTGGCTCCAAGGCCTGTGCGGGCCCCAGGGCTATGAGGTGGCCATCGTGGACTACTCCATCCACATCCAGCTTGACTATACCATCCTGCCGGACGCCGCCCTCATTGCGGAGCAAATCATGGACCTGCTGCTGGCGGTCCGTCCCTCTAATATGTGGATGCTCCTCATTTCCTTTGTGCAATCGGAGGGCACCGTGCACATGGGGGCCATGACGGAGCGGTCCGTCTATATGGACGTGTGGCCCATGCTGGTCAATGAGCTGGAGAGCGTTGGCGGTGTCAGCATGGCCGGACCGCTGGAGTATCACGCCACCGTTGAAATCTACCCATACAAGGAGGAGCAATAAAAATGCCTGATATTGAGAAACGATACGGCACAAAAATCACCGCCGTGGGGGCCGCCCGCATCACCGCCTGCGTCCTGGCGGGCACCAAGCTGAAAATCACCCAGGCCGCCGCCGGTGACGGCGGTGGGGGCTACTATGTGCCCACGGTGGACCAAACGGAGCTGGTGGCAGAGCTGTGGCGGGGCCCCATCGTGTCCGCCGTGCAAAATCCCGCCGTGCCCAATATGCTGGATGTCAAAATCGTCATTGATGACAGCGTGGGCAATTTTGTCTGCCGTGAGATGGGGCTTTTCAGTGAGGACGGTGAGCTCATCGCCATTTGCAACACCCCGGACACGGAAAAGGTGGCCATCTCCACCGGCGTGGACGGGCGGCTCACCATGGTCATGCACATTGTTGTGGCGGACGCCTCCGTGCTGGAGTTTACCATCATCCCCGCCCTGGACGTGGTGAGCCGGGAGGACCTGGAGCGGGCTATTTCTGAGCACAACACGGACCCCGCCGCCCATGAGGACATCCGGCAGGCCATCACGGACGCCGTGGAAACCCATGACAACGCTGCCGATGTGCACCCGGAACTCCAGAACACGGTGGGAGGCATTGACGCCCGCCTGGCTGTCCTGGAGCTCAAATATGGCACCAACATCACCGGCAACTCTTTCACGGTGACCTTTGCCTCCCTTGTGGGGCTGGTGGTGACCGGCGTGTGGAATGAGACATACCAGAGAGTGGAGTTTTAGCCATGCCAAACTATGACATTATTCCCATGGCCGCTGATCTGCTGGACTACACCATCCAGCGGGTCAAGACTGTGGAGCCGGAATACAAGCCCGTGAGCGCCTACGTCATGGAGAATGGCCAGCTTGTCCAGCGCACCCTCTACCAGAAAGTGCGGGGTGACGGCAAGCCCCATTTTCCCAAAAGCCAGACTTTCCACTTGTGCGCCCGTCTGGAGGACTGTGCCGCTGACATCCTGGAGCGGTGCATTGCCGCCAATGACCGCTATTTTGAGACGGAGTATGAGGAACGGCTCAAAGACCTGGACACGGTGGTCATGCTGTGCGAGACAATGCTCACCTACATCAATATGAGCTATAAGAAAAAGTATATCTCAGATGACCAGTGCCACTACTGGACGGAGCTTGTGCGCCCGGTAAAGCAAAAGGCTTTTAACTGGCGGAGGAACGACAGCAACCGGGCGGCGGCTCTGCGGGAGGCCAAGGCCACCCAGGAGCTTGTCCGGCTGGGGCAGATCGCCCAGCAGATGGCCGTGGCCATGACCTCCAGCTAAAAAGGATATACCGGCCAGAGGCCGTTATATTTGGGTGTGACCTATTTTTTATCCCTGCGCTCCCCGAACACGAACAACACCAACAACGCCTGGAACTTGAACTCCAACGGCAACCTCAACTACAACAACTGCTCCAACACCTACGGCTCCCGCCCCGCTCTGATGGTAAGGCCCGACCGAGTAGGCCCAAAGCCGAAAACAGCGCCGTCCATCACATCAAAGGAGGTCACACCCAGCCCCGGACCACACCGGGGCAAATACATTGCGTTGATGCCACGCACCGCCCAGATGGGAGGTGTGGGGCTGCTGGTCCTGTCAGTCCGGCACCTAAACAGCGCATGAGGAGAGGACAGCCCGCCGCAAGAACGACAGGGGGCCGCCCGCACGAATAGGTGGGAAACCCGTGACATTTTTACAAATCTGCACGTTTGCCGTGCTCTACAAAGCCTATCTGGCCGCACGGAGAGGCAAGCGAACAAGGGCAGCAACCGCCCGCTTTGAGGTCCGGCTGCTGGAGAACATTGTAAACCTCATTTACATCCTGCGCACCAAGATATACAGGCCTGGCGCTTTTCAAGTGTTCTATGTCTTTGAGCCCAAGAAAAGGCTGGTACAGGCCCCGGCCTTTATAGACAAGCTGGTCCAGCACGCCATAGTGGACAACCTGCTCTATGATCGCATCACCCACGGCTTTATATTGGACAGCTACGCATCCCAAAAGGGCAAGGGCCTCCACTTTGGCCTTGACCGGCTCAAAGGCTTTTTCACCGAATACTGGAACAAGCACCACACCGCTGAGGGCTGGGTCCTCAAGTGCGATGTACGCAAATTCTTTGCGAATATAGACCACGACAAGCTCAAGGTCATGCTGAGAAAGCTGGACCTTGAGCCTGTTATTTATGACCTGCTTTGTGTTTACATCGACTGCACGGACGGCTTGCCCCTTGGCTACCAGACCAGCCAGCTCTTTGCCCTGCTTTTCCTTAATGATTTTGACCACTTTGTCAAGGAAAAGCTCCACATCCGCTGGTATGGCCGCTATATGGATGACTTTTTCCTCATCCACCCTGATAAAGAATACCTGCAATTTTGTCTCCGGGAAATCCGGGCATATATGGCAAGCCTGGGCCTGGAGCTCAATGAGAAAACCCAGATTTTCCCCTTGTGCAACGGCATTGACTTCCTTGGCTTTCACACATACCTCACGGAGAGCGGCAAGGTCATCCGCAAGCTGCGCCATAGCAGCATAAAGCGGATGCGGGCCCGTCTGCGCCGGTGGGAAAAGGACTACCCCGCCGGGCTGGTGAGCCGTGAGGTAATCCTGCAATCGTGGAAAGCGTGGGATGCTCACGCCTCTCATGGCAACACCTGGAACCTGCGCCAAAGGGTGCGGGACCGTGTGCAAAATATTCTAAAGGAGGACATCTAAATGGCAACTGTCACTCTTGGCAGCAAAGCAGAGGGCAGCATCATCAAGCTCAAGGAAAACGGTGTGCTGGTAGACTTCTACATTGC